CACCATTTGCTTGGTGTATTTTTCTTTATTCTCTTTGAAATCTATACCAACCCAAATTTTTCTTTCTTCTGCAAAGTGCTTCACATAATCTAAAAGGCCTGCATATAATTCTTGCGAATGAATATTGTACAGACGAATCTTTCCGTCCCACATTCTGTTTCTATATGACGGCATGAATTGGTAGCCTGGGACCACAAAGGTAAAGAAATCACAAAGTTCTTGTGCAGTACCTCGGTCACCACAATCTACCTTTAAGTAGATGTCATCTTTTTTAGAAACAATAATGTTAGCGGCCATTAGGGCGACCAAACCTTTCCACTTGTTCGTATTTTTAATTTACCATCTGACACATCACCAGACCAAAGTATAAATTCAATACCTGCATTTTCCATCATCGCTATACCTATATCTACTAAATCCTTCATAGAACCTGAATATTTGTCATACATTTCTTTGTGACTTACAACTTTTGATATACCACTGGCAATGATTGCTCTTGCACAATCTGGACAAGCGGCCCATGTAGAATACATGATAGAACCTTTTATATTATACTTTGCTGTCATGCTATCAAAAATGGCATTTCTTTCTGCATGTTCTATGTAATGGTATTTATCTTTTGAGTGTAACATACTATCCGTGACATCAACACCAATGGGTGGTTTATTGTAACCGTGAGACAAAGGCCCCAATGTAGGATGTACAATTACTGCTCCTACTTGAGTCGATGGGTCAGGACTTTGTTTTGCCATAATATATGCATGATAAAGGTATGTTTTGTAAATCGCACCTTCACCGATATCACCACTCACAGTTTCCATTATTCAATTAACTCCATGAATGAATTTCTTCCATTCAATGGCATTTCTAATATTCCACTGTAGAGAAGCGATTGCCTTAACAATACTATCCAAATATGAAACTTTTTCTTTTTGGTATACAACCTTCATTGATATTTCAACTAAATCAGTATCAGATTCCAGATATTTGTCCAAATCTTGCCTGAGAATTTTAAGGTCGAATTGCTCCCACCCTAATTCATCTAATTGTTCTTGGTTCATTTTTCCACCATAATATTCCCACTTTAGCCGTTTCATAACAGAATAGTCGGCCTCATGCCTTTTAAGCATAAGTCTTTCATCGAATAGAAGGTTTAGATATTTGCCATGAATTTGAGGAATCCGCATTGATTCTATGTCTAATTCAGTTTCGTTCAATTTCAGGTCAGTTTCAACCATTACACGGATATCTTCTAGTTTCATAATATACTCCTGTGATTTATTATATCACAGATTTCACATAAGTCAATTTTATATTATCAAGGCAGTACAGTATAATTATATGCCTGATAGGCAAATGTAACACTACAGGTTGCAGGGTCTAGGTCTGTGGATGTACTATCAAAGTCAATGCCAGATAAGGCCTTCGGGAAGAGATTTTGAAAATCAATTTGAACGATTGGATTATATGCACTTGATAAAATCAATAAAGCACCATCTGACATACCATCTATAGGCCCATCAACACTTCCACCATCACCATATTCTTTGGCATTTTGCATACTAAACATCCAATTGTGTATTTCAGTCCAGTTTTCTAATTTCTCATCAACTAAAAATCTGAGTTCTAAATCATCATATATTGGATTTGTTGCCGCAATTTGCAACGGAACGGTCATTCCACCACCGGCGAGAATAGGAATAGAATCAAAACTGACTCCAGGCAAAGGCCCTGCTTGACAATTAAAAGTTAGTTTAGGGGCCTTATGTAACCTAAACTGAAATGCTGTTGCTTTCAGATAATTTTGATTATCGGCTTGAGATACATCAAAGTTTGCCATAGTATTATCTCCTTACAATATGTAGGTAAATAAACAGAGGGGAGTCCGAAGACTCCCCTCTGATATAAACAATTCAAGTAATCTAATTACTTAGAATCAACCACCGACATTACCATGAAGGTTAGTCACTGGGAAGATTCTGTAGTAGAGATTCTCACGGGTAAAGTTCGAACGACCATTAGAGGCAGCAACTGCACCAAGGTCAACATTCGTTGAACCATCCGATGTGTTGAATGGGTTCTGTGCAAGACCGTAACGAGTCTTGAATCCAATTTTTGGTTGGAAAGACTGTTCATCTACTGCACGGACCATTTGTAACGGTACATATGGGCAGTAATACATGCCAGCATCGTATGGGTTTGCACCCTTGTAACCGACACAGCAGTAGTTTGCAGTTGAGAACGGGTCAACATAACACTTCATACCACCGTTGAGTGTACCGATGAACAAGTCACCAGTATCATCAGGACGGTTTACAGTTGAACCACCACTTGTAGCAAGACCAGTATCAAGTTGACCTGTCATTGCAAGTGCGGAAGCAACATTACTGTTACAGATTAAGAGGTTACCCTTACCACGGCGAGTTTCGAGAGCAATTTGGTTTGCTTCACGCTCGATTTGATAAAGAAGACCCTTCCATCTTTCAACAGCCCAACGACCATCAGCATCTGCCATCATGTCATATTCACTAGTAGTTGCACCATTTGTGGTGATGTCACTGTGACGACAACCACGAATGGCTGTTAAGTAGATAGTACGAATGACTTCACGGTTGATTTCACCAAGAATCTCTGCGGAGAGAATGTTAGCGAGTTCGCTTTCAGCATCAAGGCCGTGTACGGCTTTGAGGTCTTGAGCGAGTTCCGTGGTGTATTCAGCCTTGAGGGCACGGCTACGAGCAGTAACAGTTGCCTTGTCAATGGTGAATGCCATTTCGTTGAATGCAGGACCAGCATCAGTACCTAAGTGTTCTGCTTGGTCTGTTGTCATACCACCACCAACACTGTAGTTACCATGTAATGGGTCACCTGCACCATCAGTACCATAACCACCACCGTGGACTGAACCATCATGGTCTGGGTCCCAGTTGTCGTTATCGGCTGCATCAGTACCACTGGTATCACCAGTTAGACCACCACCACCACCTGAACCAGTAACTTCACCCGAAAAGTCGGCATGGTCAGGTACTTCACCAGACCAGTCAGTATCTGGTTCGTTGAAGAGTGCTTCATTACCAGTTTGGTTCTTGTATGTGCTTCTCATTGAGAAGATGAGTCCAGTTGGGCCACTCATTGGCTGAACTGAAGCAACATCATAAGCGATAAGGTTTGGCATCGCACGCCGTACTAGCGAGATGAGTACGGGGTCGAATGTATCGATGTTACCACCACCAAAGTTATTGGTATGTGCATCGGATGATTCCCTAAGGGCTTGCTCTTGATTCTCAAGAAGAACTGCGGTGACATTACGCCTGTAATTGTCTTTAATTTCCCCAGTCTCGTTGTGATTTAGAACCGGCGCCCACTTTTCTGTAAGTAAACTTGCGTTAGCAATTTGTTCCATTGTTATTTTCTCCTTCTAGAAGTATAATTACTTTTTAACTTTCATTTTATCAAGTACATTAGTGTAGCGTGACATCGGACCACTAAGTGGGCTTGCTTCAGCACTACCGTCTACATTTTCAATAGGGTCACTATTGGTAACAGAAACAGACTTATTAAAGTAGTTTTCCTTAAGGATTGCTAACTTATCTTTATACTGTTCTTGTGTTTCGTATTCAAGACCCTCACTGAGTGAACGAAGTTTATCAACTTCTGTATCAGTTAAAGTGTCTGAGACTTCCTCGAAAATCATCTGACAAGCAGAGTCGTTGACCTTATTACGAAGTTCAACATTCTTTTCGATTTGTTCGTTTAGTTCTTTTGTAAGAGTTTCAACTTTGTCTTCGGCTTCCTCGATGATATTACATTTATCCTCTGGGACATCAATATAATTATCTTCGAATAGACCCTTAAGACCTTCGATGAAATTCTCTGCAATTTCTGAACGAAGACCAGTTTCAAGAGCAACCTTATTTTCGGTGTACCATTCTTCCACAACATATGAAAGATAGTCATCGATTTTATTTGCTAAACTTTCACGAAGAATATTAACAGATTCTTCTAGTTTACCATCGTACTCTTTTTCTAGTTCTTCTCGGCGTTCATTTAAAGCGGCTTCAAAAATAGTTTCAGCCTTAGTTTTGAAGTCTTCGGAAAGTTCTGCTTCGTCTGCAAAGAGGGCAGTCATATGCTCTTTCATCTTTGCTTTACTATCTTCAGCATTTTCTTCTACTTCTTCGTCTTCGTCTTCATCTTCATCAATAAGGTCTTCAAAGGAAGCATCGTCATCTTCTGTCATACCAGAATCTTTCTTTTGCTTCTTCTTAACACCTTTAGCGAGAGATGCAGTGTCGCCTTGGTCGGCGCCATCACCTGCATCAGATGATGTCATATCAACTGAACTTGCGTTTTTATCTGCTTCATCTTCACCTTCTTCGCCAGCGGCCGAACCTGCACCATTTGCGGCGTTAGTTCCTGCACCATGTGCGGCTTTAGGGGATGTAGATGATTTAGGGCTTTTGTTGCCCTTTTCCTTAACATCAGGATATGCAGTTCCTTCGCCGAGTTGTTCGGCTTCTAAAATTGCTTTTGCGGCTTCGATTGGATTCATAATTGTTAATACTCCTCTTGCAAGATTGAATATTTCGTAAAATATATTATTTACGACTTTATTTATACTTTAGAGTTTTTCTACATCCCACGCAGGAAGTGTTTAAACTCTTCTAATTTGATTCGTTCTAATTCACGCTTAGGTGCTTTTGAAATTCTACATTTGCAGTTTTCCAACATCCTTTGGTTTAAAATGCCATTTTCCCAAACCCACTCAACACCTTCCATAATACCTTCTACAAAAGCATCAGGAGCAGAGGGGTCTGCAACAATATCAACAGCGGCCAGCATGAAATCTTCTTGTACTATATTTATTCCATCTTTATCGGCTTTAATTGAACCCATACCTCTGGAAGAAACACCTAACTTAACACCTTCATCAATGAGATTCTTTACAATCTTACCATACGGAGTATCCATTACCTTGGCTTTCCCTATAATATTACTACCTTCGGTGTTTAATTCTTTAATTAAGTGGGAGACTCGTTCTAGGTTTAGAGCAGGTCCTTCTGGATGACCTAACTCTCCCATGGCTCGACCACTATTTACATATTCTTTGTTATATCTTTTTACTTCATTCGTAAGGATTTCATTAGGATACATCCGACCATTTCTGTTCTTTTTATCGGCTTGCATAAAGATACCTTCGATGTGGTAATTCTTCGAACCATCTTTATTATCTTCAGTAATGATTTGAATGTTATCAGTATGTTCTGTCATTAACCGCATTAATCATTCTCCCATTTCTTCATGTACCTACCAAGGTCTTTTTCTACACCACTGGCTTTATATCCAATATCTCGTCTATTTGCTGATGTGAGAATTTCTTGTTGTGCTAGAACTGTTATTGGTGTCGCTTTGACAATCCAACCAACATCACTAACAGCAACCTTTAAATCACCATCATCATCATTATACCAAGATGCAATTCCAACATCACCTGTTTTATCATCTAAATGGAAAGTTCCTTGGTCGTAGTCTCCAACCTTTTTATTAGTAGAAACTAAATTGGGGCCCTTTAATGGCCTCTGTTTAAGAAATGCTCTAATCACAGCCGCATCTTTAACATCAAGTGCTTGGGCTGCACCCTCATCTACCTTTCCGATAGATGATGCAACTTCTGGTTTATTTTTATCTAAAATCTCAGCAACTTTTTGATTTAAAATAGAACGAATATTGTCTCTCGCTCCAATTAAATTATCATCTTCAAGATTGTATATAATTTTATCTGTTTTTTCTTCCATATGTCGTAAAATCCCTTTTTGGATAATTTGTCTCATCTATTTATACAAAATAGTCAGGCCATAAATCCGTGCGGCCACCAGCCAATACTCTTCTGGAATATCAACTGTTATTCTCATCCGTATGCCTTTACAATAACTTTTCCGTCTGCTCCATCACCACCTGATGTGTTACCCGAACTTGCGCCGCTGCCACCACCGCCGCCTGGGATTGCTCCATCCATATTCGCAAGTTGCAACCCAGTTTCGCCAGCCGCACCACCACTGCCACCGTTTGCACCTGCACCACCGTTTACACCATCATGAGTTGAACCACTTTGATTCGGCCTTGCTCCTCCGTCTGCACCGTCTGTGTTTGTAATATTACCGTTTGCCGCTGTTCCACCTTCTCCATTATTACCACCAAAACTGAAAGCAAAACCTGAGAGATTTCCTTCAGCACCACCCGCACTCACACTAAATGAAGCAATCGTTGATGCACTTCTCTTATGTGTGTCGAGTGTTGTCGCCGCTCCATCTGCACCTTTATTAGTGCCTCCACTTGATGTTGAACCTGCACCACCCCCACCAACGGTAAAGTTTAATGTATCGTTTGCTTGCATATCTGATGGTTGGTATTTGTGTTTGCAGTATGCACCACCTCCACCGCCGCCTCCGCCTTGGTATGCAGTTCCACTTCTACCACTAGAAGTACCACCGGCACCACCTCCACCGCCTGCACCCCAAACTTCTATTTCAAGATATAGAGTACCGGCAGGAATTGTATAACTTTGACTTCCTGTAGAAGTAATTGTTCCAGTATTAATTAATTGATATTCTCTTGTGGTCGTTGCTTTACTTGCACCTAACATAATATAATCCTACGAGAAGTTGATTCCACCAACAAATCCGTAATATGTTGTCCCTGCATCGAATGTTAAGAATGATATAACATCCACACCTGATGCTGAAAGTGTTGGTGCAACACCACCAGGCCATTCAATTGAACTATGCCATGCAACATCTCCGTGTGCATTACCAT